GGATTAGTTGTGTTATCTAATAATCTTTCGCCTAATGCAGCATATAATTTAGAAGTAAAGGGGAATTGTCCTGCTATTGGTGTACCGCTACTATCACAACTAATTGTCTGATTTTCATTAGACAAACCAACTGTAAAAGCATCATCTCCTTCTTTTATACTATAAACTGAAAAAGTATCAAATGAACTGTAAACATCTTCTGTGGCAGTAGCGGTAATAGTTTTTCTAGAACCTGCTGCAAAACTGTTAAGTACAAAAGTGTTACCACTGGCTGTACCAATAGCCGCACTTGGTGCTATTCCGTCAACTAACCAAGTATAGGTTGGACTAATAAAATTACTTTGTGTAGCAGTAAGTACTATTGTTGAGGGACTTACTGTACTACTATTTTTAGCAGTAATAAACGCTTGTGCAGTTGCAGTTAAATCTACTGATCTAGCGGTAGCTCCGTCTACCCCTTGTTTTGCTTTGGCAAAACTTTGCGTAGTGACTACATCTACAGTTACACCTGTAGTAGTAATTATTCTTATAGTATAGTCAATAGTTGCTACATCTGCAGTCATTGCAGCATGTGTATCATAATAAATATAGTTTGACCCAATTTGTGGTGTAGTATCTGCAGTAATACCTAAAGAATTTACTGATACTACACGCCAAGTTCCGTTTGAGTATGGACTAACATTGTCAACTGGTAAATATGCTGAACCTTCTAAAACTTTAAGAATAGTTCCGCTACCAGTATAACTAGCATTTACTGTTGTTCCGGCAGTAGTTGCTGGTATAGTATGGGATTCATTGCTAGAAACTGCTGTAACTTGCTCAGTACCGTCATTGGTTCTAAAAATACTCATTGTATCTGAGGTAGTTCCAAGTGTAGCAGTAATTCTAGCATTTCCTATGGTTACACCTTTTGCATCAAAATTTGCAGGTGTAATAGTAATAATGTTATTATTTTGAGTGAAAGCAACAACACCTAACGACACTCCTGCTCGAGTAAACCCAGTTACTGTAAATGTAGGGGTGCCGGTAAGGTTTGTTAAATTAGCAGTTACAATTATAGATGAGCTTACTGAGGCTGTAGAATATTGATCTTTGTAAGCAAATTGATTAGCAGTAGCTGTTAAGTTAAGTATAGGCGCAGTTTGGCCTGCCTGTGCTTTGTAGACATTCCATACTGCTTCTAACGTTATTCCGCCGTAAGTAGCAGTAAAAGTAACATTACCTGATGTTGCGGAAAGACCAGTACAAGAGTAAACTCCTGTACTGGCGTTAATAACTACTCCAGTAAGATTAGTAGTACTACTTGCTTTAATAGCATAAACAGGGCCTGTAGTAGTTACGTCTTCTATGCCACTATATACTTTAAAAGTCCCAGTAGCTTGTGTAAAGTCTCCTCCAGTACCGTCTGTAGCTGTTGCAATAGGTACTGGATCATTTGTTAGGTACCCATAAACAGTTGTGCTATCAGCAAGAACTACTGCACTTAACTCAGAAGATATTGTGTATACCGCTGGATCGATAGCACTAATAAAAGCATACCTTACATAATACCTAGTTGCTGGAGTTAGTCCCGTAATAGGTACTGATAATCCTACTCCATCAAAAATTAAAGTACCTTGATTATTTGCTGGGTTAAATCCAGTTGTAGTAGAGTACCATACTTTAACAGACGATAGGTCGTCTCTAATATCTGTTGTTCTAACTGTATCGTATGGAGTAGTTAATACTAAATGTAGAGATTTTACGCCTGCGTATAAATTTGCCGCCATGCTTATCCTTTATGTAATAGTTTTAACAACTATTGTTCCAAGAGTACTTGCAGTACTGTAATTATTTGTTCTGTCTACAGTTCTACAGGCTACTCTATATGTAACACCTGCTGCTGAAATTCTTGGCGCAGATTGATCTCGTAGATCAAATCGAGCGTCGCCAGTACTACGAATAATTTTAATATTATTTACGGTAGTATCTAGTTCCCAAAAATCTGAAGAACCTGTGTCTTTGTATAGTCTATACTCGTAAGTTAAAAAGTCTTTCTCTTGCGTAACTACAGAAGGCTTTGCCACAATAAATGTATGATCTAAATCCATAGTCAGTGCTGGTGCTACTGATGCACTGATATTTTTACCATCATTTAAGAAAGTAAGAGTATCAGACCAAGGGCCTGCAATACTGTCTGTTGAATCTAAATATCTGGCTCTTATTTTATATACTACGTCAGAAGTTAGTCCAGTAAATGTAAATCCGCTAGTTTCTTTATTTGTAATATACACAGTATTAGGGCTAGTATCATTAAATAATATTTCGCTTCTAACTATATCAAATTGTACCTTTGTTGCTACACCAGGTAAATTTGGTGGATTTGAAAAAGAAGCAATAGCAATATTCTGATAGTTGCCTATAGAAATTTGTTCTGCTAATGGGCTAGTACTATTAACACTAGTTATAATTGGAGGTAATGTAATAGAATTTTTTACCAAATCTGTATTAACACTAGTAATATTAGCATTAAACACTAGTAACCCGCTTAAATCGTCTGTATATATCTGTGAAGAATAATCTGCTAACGTTAATTTTGCACTATAGTTATTACTAGGTTCTACGACTATAACAATACATTCTTGTGTTGTTTTATTTAGTTCGCCTAACATAAATAAATTATCTACTTCAACAATGTCGCTGCCAGTAATTGCAGATGTTAACGTAATACTGTCTGTATATCCAGTAGTAGTAATAACAGCTAGAGTTTTTGTCACGCTGCCAGCACCAGAACTATTTAAATTATTTGTTCTAAATAGTATAGTATAAGTTTTTCCAACTTCTAGGTATGCTGCTTCTGTGAGAGTAATTGTTGTTCCGTTTACAGATTTAACTCTGCCAGTACCAGTGCCCCAACGAGGAACATCGTGAGTAATTTTTACCAAATCTCCACGAGTACAAACCAACTGTTCAAAATCAACATTTAAACTATAAGTTTCTGGACGTAATTTAATTTGAGCAAAATGCCATCTAGCTAATCGCGTAGCTTGATCTGCATTTGTTACTCCTGGCAAAGAAAGTTGTTCAAATAATTCTGCTGCTTTTTTACCACTAACAGCTGTTGCAGCATATCCATAATTATATATAATTAGTTCATTGGCTTGATAAGCTAGCGATTCATCAGGAATAGTAACTCTAAATGCATGCGGTAATATAGGAAGGTTTTTTGTAGACTCAAAACCCCAGCTGTTATGTGGTGTAAAGTGTTGAGTTGTGTAAGCTCTTGGCTGATCTATTACAACGCCCCATTTACCATCTACATATGTAGGGCTTGCTAACCCTGCTGCACATATATCTCGCAATGTATCCATTACGCTTTGTGTACTTGTTAATACACTATTATAAGTATATTTTGGACAATATACAGCAGTACCTGTTCCGCTACCAACTCCGGTAGCGTAAAAACTTTCACCAATATTGTTAGATCCTGCGCCAATCGCAGTCCAGCTAGTAGTTCCTACAGAATTAATAGTATAGTATCTACCTACTACAAAACTTCCTGCGGTAATTGTTAATGGAACAGGGTTGCAGAAGTTGTGCCAAGCAGTTAAACTGGTTAAATCAAGCTGCGAGAGTTTGGTAACTCTAAATGCATTGGCTGGATGCATTAGTACATATAAAAATAAACTTGCGGGATTATTAGTAGGGTGTTTTGGCCCTGTCCAAGAACTAGTTGCTCTATTATAGTCCCAAGTAATTGTTTGCACTAATGCATTAACTCCGTCGACAGTACCATTTACTTTATTAGTACTTTGTATCCTTACAGCAGTTTTGGCTAAGTGACATCCCGGAGGATTAACCATTGGGCTAGCTTTACTGTCATAGCTAGTTACGTTACTTAATACTGCTTTATGATATTTACGATAATCTGTTTCGTCTTCTGTTTCGTCACTAGTTAAACGTCTAACACGTATTTGATACCTTCCACGTGTTAAATTTTCTAAAGGGTGTACATAATTAAAAGCATCTTTTCTATTTTCATAGAAACCAGATGTACCGAAAGTAATAATAGTATTAGCAGCTGCACGTATATTTAAACCAGTATTTGCAGTAAATCCAATAACAACACCTATAGCGGCTAATCCACCTTGGCTATTTCTACCTACTATAACTATTGTATGTGAACCTTTAGTAAGTTTAACAGAAGTTTCTACATAACTACCATACCCACCTTTAGGCAAACTTGCAACTTTAGTTCCATCAATGTATACTTCACCTTCGTCATCTGCTGATGCTTGAACAGTATAATATCCTGTGTACGGAAAATTTACATTTGACTCAGTATGTGTCCATTCAGCAAGGCCACTAGTACTAGACCATACAGAAGTATTCTTTAATAGATTACACCAATTTCCATAACTTCCAGGTATAACTACAGTAGACCCAATAGCAGCTATCTGTCTTGTTGTCCAGATTGTTTCATTGGCACCAGCTGCCACACTTGTAGCAGTTTCGGAGTATAGTTTACCAGCTTTAATACTTATTTTCTTTGTTGCTGAGTCAACCCATTCTCCGTTAAAATCAACAAGTTCTAGTGGTGTTACTGTTTGGGTTAATCCTATTACGCCTGCATAACTATTTATAGCAGTATTATCAACAGTTGCTGTGCCATTACTGGTTTGATACACAGTATATAGTTTTATATATCCTGTTGGAATAGTAGGTAAATAGTTCCAATCTTTGTTTATACCTAATAAATAGCTATAACTAGTGCTGTTGTATTTATCTTGTAACCATGTGCTAGCATTACTACCAAGTGTATCTGTAACAGTCCCGTCAAATCTGGCAATACCACCGCTAGGACTCAGGCAAAAGATACTATATCTATATAAATTAGTTTCAGAATCTGGGTCTGCTGGTGGTGTTAGTATAGAAGTATATGCTTCGGCATCTAAAGTGGCAGCGTCTGCGTTACCGTTTTTATATATACCTAAACTAGTAGTGCTTGTTGTTGCATCCCATGATAACGTACTATAAGGTCGTGTTTGTAATTCTATTTGACAAGGAGTTGCGCTTGCTTTTCCATCTTTAACATTAATTTTACGCATGCCTTCTGGAAAGGTAAAAGCAATATCTATAGCGTCAGCATCTTGAGTAAGGGTTACTTCAGTCCATGCATTGCCATCAATTGCATTATTTACTAATTCAACATTTTTAAATTGTTGTTCAACATCACGACCATATAGATTATCAAAGTCAGCAGTTGATTCTCCAGCAATTCCTTTTAATGTAACTGGACGTAATACTGTAGAGGGTAGCCCGTCATAGTAAGTTTCTATTGCATTACCACCAATACAGATATCACTAACGTCAAGCGGCCCAAAACCCCATACAATAGCAGTGTTTAAAATGCTTGTATCTTGTAATGATTCTACATAAGGTGTAGCTCCTAACATACCTGTAAAGCGTACCTTACCTAATACAACTGGGATAGCTCCAAATTTATTTGCTTGATTGCTAGAACCTGTAAATAAATTAAGTGCTGCAGCACTTCCAGGATCATTGCTG